TTCTAAATAATTTTTAGTAACAGCGTCTTGGTTAGACGTAGGGTTAGCTACATTTGTAATTCTTTTATTTAAAGCGTCCCATTGATCTGTTGATTGACTAATGTTTAACGTACTGTCTGTAATATCAATAGCCTCTTGTGCCATAAAGAAACTTTGGTTTCCATCTTGGTCAAGAGTAGCTTCTGTAAGTGTAGACCCGTCTTGGTAATCTACAAGTCGTGTTGTTCTATTTGACGATCTAGTAAATTTTATAACTACACCAGTTGCAGGTGCAGTTGTAAAAGTAATCGTTGACGCATTTGTAAATGTGTAATCTGTAGTTATAGTTTTAGTGACACCATCTAATGAAACAATTACGTGTGCTTGTTCAATGTAGGGAAAAGTTACACTAAAACTTGTTGTGCTATTATTACCCGTGTATGTATCTATTGCAAATGCCATATATTAATATAATCCTATTTTTCCTTTGTCTGGTAATCCAGAGTTATCTCTTAAAAAGTTTATTCCTTGATTAATTCCATATAAGTTTTGATATGGAAGTATTCTCATTATTCTATTTAAATCTTGTTTACTAAAGTCGTAATCAGAATTAAATAAAGATTTAATAACTGAACCACCAATACCTACAACTTTTTCTCCTAAATCATAAGTAGGGTTTCCTGTAATTAAATTCATTTCTTGACCAGATGATCTAGTATTAAATCTATATTCAGGTGCAATTTGACCTGTAATAAAATCCATAAATGGTGGCATTACAGAAGACCAACCTGCTCTTTGAAAAGAAGCCATAGCAATTTTATAAACATCACCCTTATCTCCTAATTTCTTTTTTAGATAAGCTTTCTTTTCAGCAGGGCTCATACCAATAGTATTGAAATGTGCTTGTGCAACATAAGCTGAACCACCAATCGTCATTGTATACATAAACATAGAGAATGTTTGAAAATCTCCCATAGCTACGTTATGTAAAAATTGTTTACTCCAAGCAGTCATTATAAATTGTCTAAATTGAGACATTGTTTTTCCAAGAGCTTTGTCAGAGAAAAATCTACTTGTATCTCCAATCATATTATACTGGACTGCTCTTTTAGTATATCTATTAACAGCTATACCAAACTTCTTTACTAAATTTTGATCTTTAAAATTAACAAAGTCAAATTTTAAAACTCGTCTACCTAATCCACTTACTTCTGTAACTACATTAGGACTATTAAATTCTTTTGCTAAAGCTAATAAATCTTTATCACTTAAACCTAAAACTCTATATCTATTTAATCTTCCTTTAGATATTTCTTTTAGCATTGTTCCTTTTTTAGAAACGTCTATTAAATCTTCTGCTAATCTATGCACAAATAATCGCATAGCTATTCTTCTTTGGTGTCTATCAATTCCAATTAAACCAGATGCGTGTCCTGTTCCTTTTTCAAAAGCATTTTGAACAGGTTTAGTTATAAACTTTCTTTTTGTACCCGTAGCATCTAATTGAGATATACCTCTATCTAAAACATCATATGCTTGAAACTGTCTGTAAATATAGTCATCACCATTAGAAGAACCAATGATTGCCATATCTTGATAAAAAGTATCATCTACTTTACCTGCCTGTGCATCATTAAGTAGTCTTCTAAATATAGGTATTTCATTTAGTAAAAGTCTAAAACCTTGTTGAGAAACAGCAACTCCATATTCAGGAAGCTGTGCTATACCAACTTGATTTAAAACTCTTACAAAATTATATCTTCTTAAATCTCGTAACCATTTATTTAATCCAATAGTAGGATCACCTGTTTCAGTTGATCTTCCCATTAAATTATTAAAGAAACTATCTATTGTATCTATTTCTTCTTTAGCTATAAATTGACCACCTGCTTTTCTTTGTACTAGGTTTTTTAATTTTTTAAATTCACCTTTTGCTTCTGGATTTCTATAAACTTCATTAATGTCTCTTTTGAGCTCATTACTATATTTACTCCAAGCAGTTCTACTTTTAATTCCTAATCTATCTGCAAGTGAATACCACCCTGCCATTTCGTTTGTATATGAATGCCAAAGTAAGTCTACATCATTTTCAAATATTTCATCTAGTCTAACTCTTTGACCATTAATTACTTCTTCATAGTTTTCATCTAGTCTTATTCTTTGTTTAAATCTACCAGATGTTAAAAGAGTTATATTATTTCTTAATCCATCAAATAAATTATCTCTTTGTGCTTGTGATAAATCTTGAAATACATCATCAATATATTCTCTTAATAATGCAGGGTCTTTAATTCTTAATAATTGTTCTATATCAAAGCCACCCATTTTATTATTATATTTAGCGGCTTTAATAATTACTCTAGCTAAAGCTCTAGCTTTTGATACAGATATTTTAGTTGTTTTACCATCATCAGTTTTAACTTTAACTGTTTCAGCTTTAGCAACTGGATTATCAATTCTATTTAATGCAGGTTGTTGTTTAGCTATTGCACCCGTTAATAAATCTTCTATACCTTCTTCACCAATTCTTTGTTCTAAAGCGGCAAAAGCTTCAAAACTAATTTTTCTTGGTACATAATATCTACCTGTGTTTTGTGCTAAATCTTCAGCACCTTCAACACCTGCTTCTCGTAAGAGTTTAGCCCATAGTTGAAAACCATCTGCATAAGCATTAGCGGCTCTTACTAAATTCTTGTCGTTTAATAATACTTCTTCACTTGCACTTAATTTTAATTTCTTTTCTTTTTTAGAAAGAGCAATAATTACTCTTTTTGTATCGTGCATAAATTTTGTTTTATGACCAAACTGAAAAAATCCTCTTATACCACCAAAGCCTTTTTCTTTTAAATAACCTTTCATAGCTTCACCTACTTCTCCATACACAGTATGATGAGCTCTCATTACAGTTTGATCTCTAGTCATTTCAACCGTACTATCTTGTACTGCCGCTTGACCTGTCTTTTTGTCTTTAAAACCAACAGGTTCTTCCATTGATCTAAAACCAAAAAGTCTAGCTTTTTTAGAAAGACTTGTACCTAAAGTTCCTGATCTAGTCATACTAAATCCAAAGAACGGAATGTTTCTTAATTTAGGAAAGAATAATTCTACGTTGTCAATTAGTGCAGTATCATTTAAATCTTTTTCTAATTTCTTATTCTTTTTAGAATGCTTAACATTCTTAAATACAGTTTGATCTGCTTCTTTACTAACCTTTAAACCATTCTCAACTAAATCTTGTCTAGTCTCTGCATTAGCTATATTACGGAGGTTTTTAGCAGTTAAAGCCGATATTCCTCCTCCAAGAGTACCACCTAAAGCTGATGCGATTAATACATCAGAAAGTCCCATTGTAGGATTGTTTGCCGCTATAGGAGAATATAGAGCTCCTTCCATACCACCATAAGCTAATCCTTTTCTAACAAAACTTTGTCTTCTAGTTAATCCTGTAAAGAATTTACTACCTTGCATTACTTTACTTAATGCACCATAACCCGTTAAATTTACAGGGTCTAAAATAAAAGTACCAAATTGTAATGCTATACCACCCCAACCATAAGAAGCTAGAAGTTCTGCATTCTTTTGATGTCTAGATGCTTTTTCAGCTAAATACTTTAAGTGTTCTCCATTGAGAGCTCCAATCAAACTATCTGCAAACTCTGGCTGTAAATTATATTCTTTTATTACAGCATCAAATTCTTCTTTATTATTTTCCATACTAAATCCATCTTCTTGAATAAAAGTTGGAGAAGTAAATATTTCATAAGCGTTAGCAAAAATTGTATTTTCAACTAACGAAGCTTTTAAAGCGGCAGATATAGTTCTACCTTCTGCAATATGTTTTTGTAATTCACTATAGTTATAAGCTTGATCTAAAAACAAACCTCTACTTACATCAGGTTCTTCTGACCATAAGTATTTTTGTTTTGTTATATCTATAGGTTTAAATTCTTTATCTAGAGTTTTTTTTTCGTTCTCTAAAAAGTCAGCTTCTTTGTTTCTTCTAGTACCAAAGTTATCACCAAAGTTTCTTAAATTAGCAAGTAAAGCGTCCCAATCATTATCTCTAGCTTGTTTTATAAAGTTCATTTCAGAACCATCTTTTCTTTTAAATCCTGATCCGTATTGAAAACCAACAGAAGCTATAACTGTTTTTTCTGCTTCACTTAAATCGTCCCAAGCAGTTTTATGTTCTCCGTTTTCATATGCTTTTTTAATTTGACTTGCATACCAATTATGACTAGCTTTATCTATTTCTGATACTTGGTCGTCAGTTAAGGTAAAACCTTTTGATGCTTCTTTTGCTTCTGCACCCGACATACCAAAAAATTGAGACAACAAATTAGTTGTTTCTTCTGATATACCTATTTCATTTAATAAGTTTGCATCTTTTTCTTTTAGATCAAAACCTGTTGCTACTGTAACTCCAGAGTTATCACTAGGTACATACGCTTGATTTACGCCTTTACCTTCTAGTTCTGAAATAAAATCCCAGTTAATGTTTTTTGTCATATTATGGTGTCATTCCTTCTTGTGTTGATAAAAATTCTTGATTCTTTTCTCGTTTTATTCGTAGTTCTTTATCTTTTTTAGCTCTAGCTTTATCTGCTTTAGCTAATAGTTCTTCATTCTTTTTAGTTACTCTTTCTTTTACTAATTGTATTGGTACTTCTAACCAAACTGTTCTCCCATCTTTATACTCAACTGTTGCAGGGACTTCAGTCATAAAACTATTGTCATCTTTAAAATATAAAGTATCTCCCTCTCTATTAACAATTAGTTCATAATTATTTAAATCAATAGATTGATTGTTAGTAGCATTTGGAGCCTGACCTGTAATATCAGGATTAGTTTCGTCATAAAAAAATCCAACAATATCTGTATCTTGAATTATTGATTTTTCTCCATTTAATTTTTCTTTTAATATTTCAATAGATGCTACTTTAAAAGCATCATAGTTATCTTTTGTTACACCAAATTGATTTAATTTATATTTACTTACGTAACGTCCATTAATGTTTTCATAATATTCATCTATAAACTTTTTAGTTTGACTAATAAAATTATCATTAACATCTGAATTTATATTTTTAAAATATTCAGCTACCGTATAAACTAAATCAAGATTAGGAGCATAAGCCATATTACCTGCAAAACCTTGTAGTGTTTTTTTGTTAGCAGAGCTTAATTCTGTTATTGTTGATGTAGACATATCCATAGTTCCAACTTGTCTAACAATATCTCTTGGGTCTACACCTGCATCACTTAAAATACTTGCAATAAAAAACTTATATCTATTCTTATCATTTTCTTCAAAATAGATACCAACCATACCATTTTGTTCTAAACCTTTATAAACTTCTATAGCTAGTTTTGCATCTTCTGTGTACTGACTACTTAATGGTTTTTCAAACAAATCTACTATTTGTGGTATAGGTTCATTTTTAGCCATAGCAGGAGCAAACGTTAATGTTGCTTTTAAAAACGCATCTGCTTCTGATGTAGCTTCTCCTGTGCTAATTAATCTTTTTATTTCTTTTGCAAAAGCTTGTTCTCCTACTTCAATACGATCACTTTTTTTCATTCCTGTACTAGCTAAAGAACCATTCCACCACATCGCTGTGTTTCTATTTAAGTTTATGCTATCTTTTAATTCATCAACTAATGCAATTACTCTTTTTTGATGCTTTGGATTATTTATAATTGCAGGAGTACCATCAGGTCTATCTTGTGTTAATAGTTGAATATACTCTGGTGCAAATCTTCCGTCTAATTTTGCGTGTGTTTCTGCTTCACTAATAACAATATCATCAAAGTCAGCATTAGATAATGCAGGGTTTTTATCTGTTTTTAATTTATAGAACATATCTATAAATGTTTTAGACATATTATCTTGAAAGAATTTTGCTTTTCTTTCTTGGTATCCGTTGACGTTCATACCTTCAGGATCATTAAGTAATTCTTGATCGTAAAAAAGTATTTCTAATTGTTCTTCAACCTTTTCTGGTAAATTTTGTATTGCTAAAGAAGTATTTCCAGTAACTTTAAATTGTAATTCTTCTTGTTGTTTTTCAAACTCTTTGACGTTTAACCATTTTCTTATTTCTTCTGTGCCATTGTTGTATGCAGAAGCAAAAAATTCATCACCTTCTTTACCTTGTAAATAAATTGCACTAGCTTCATTATAATGATCTTGCCAATTATAACCTTCTTGATTTCTTTTAGACCAATATTCATTTTTAAAATCTTGTATAAAATTATCTACAGAATTATTTGCATATTGTTTATATGCACCATATCTAGCCCAACCATTAAATATATCAGGAAAACCATTTTTATGAGCTTCTTTAGCTTGTTCTAAAGTCATTCCATTAATTGTAGCTTGACCTTCTTCTAATGATGCCTCTGCTTTTTCTTTTAAATCTTTATCAGCTAATTTTTTAATAGTAGGATTTATTTGTGCTAATGTATCAGCTAATGCACCAAATTTATCTTTACCAACAATCTTTTCTTCTCCAACATTCATTATTGGTTTTGGAGTAGGTGCGTTTTCTAAATTGACGCTAACTCCAAGATTTGTATTTATTTTAACCATTAGTATCTATATCCACTATCGGACATACTTGTGTCCATTGTTGCACTTGCATCAGGAGTTTTAGGTGCTTGATTAGCCATATACACTCCACCAATATCTACAGCAGTAGATAAAGCATAAGTCATAAAACTTGGTTTGTATGCTCGTGGTAAACTTAAAATTTGATTTGTATATCTTCTATTGTAAGACAAACGATCATAACCAATAGCTCTTAATTTATTTTCATAGTTTTGATCTATTGTGTTAAATTGTTTACCTGCTTGTCTAGATATATCTCCAAGAACCGTATTGTATAAATTACCACCTAAACCTTTTTCAAAGAATGCAACTTTTGCAGAGCCTTCAACATTTAGTTTTTGTGTAGCAACTTTTTCTTTTTGGAATGCCGCTTTATCTTCTTCAGCTTCTTGTCTTCTAATAAAAGCATTATCTGTATAGATAGCTTCATTTCTTAATCTAGCACCTTTAGTTTCTGCTTGTTGATTAATATAGTTAGCTTTATCTTTATCAGATCGGTACTGCGTATAACCTTGTAACACTTTTGTTGCGATATACGCTTCCATAGTACACATAATTATTCTTTTTTCTCCTTATAAAATCCGTAAAACAAAACTTTGTTAAACATTTTTTCGTTAATAATTTTAAACCCACACCATTTAAGCCAAGTTAAATGAAGTTTATTTCTACTATCTATATAATTAAATAGTATAGGAAACTTATCTTCCATTTCTTTTACTCTGTTTTTACACTCTTTTAAAAATTTAATTTTAATCTTTTTAATTTTAGGAGTGCAAAGTAAAAACGGAGAGCCAATTTTTTTATCATCAAGTGATGCTACTACTCCATAAATTCCTGCAATTTCATCATCTACAAAAAACGATCTACAATAATCTGTCATAGTAAAACCTTTAAGCAAAGTTTTTTCTAAATCATCTGTTCCTGTTTTAGAAATAATTTCTCTTTCATCTTCAGGTCTTAAATCTTTTACTAATAATTTTATATGTTCGCTAGTTGCTTCTATTTCATCTATTTTCATTAAGTTATTATTCGTTGAGAAAGAACAGAAAATACCCCTTCCCATTCTGCCGAAAGAAAATTACAAGGTAAGTAACTATCGGAAGATATGAATATAACTGTATCTGTATTTTTACATTGAATAGGAAATTTAAACGTACCACTTTCTAAATTAGGTTGCCCAATAGTAAATGTACTTGATCCTAATATTTGACCTGTAAATTTATATACAGATGTTGTTCTAGCTAGTGGTGTTAAATTAACTTCAAAGAAACCTGTGTCTCCAAATATAATACTCATTTTCTTTAACTGTAATCTACCTGTGTTTACAGAAGTAGCATTACCAGTTGCTTTTTGTTCTCTTACAAAGAAAGTTGGAAACTGATATTTAAATGTATATTTTCTTCCTACAAGAACAGGGTTAGCAGAATAGTCATCATCTACAACTACAGTTGTGCTTGTTGTACTTGAAATAGGAATGTTTCTTCCTTTTTGTGTAGATGACCAAGACCCACCTAAAACAACGTCCATAGAATTTGTTTCTTGATATGGAAGTGTAAATGTAGTTTTATTTGTTGCACTATCATAACTACCTGTCAAACTCGTTTTACGATCTAATAAAACTGGAAAACTTAATCCTGTATCTACTTCATTTGTTTTTAAATTTAATTTTTCTAAATATGTACCATCAGCTCTTTTAATAACCATATACAAATAATTTTGTATGCAATCACCATCTAATAAGACATCTGTATCTACAAATTTATATTTAGACCAAGACCTTTGTAAAGCTTTTGTTCCTGCATCAAAATAATATTTATAAACAAATAAAGAGTTTCTTTCTCCTGAAGCAAAAGCAAATAACGTATTTTCAGAAGATGAACCTTTTAATCCATTAAGACCACCTGAAATATATCTTGGTAAATTTACAGTTGTATCTAACGCATCTTTAATTTCTGTATCAGCATTTACATAGTATTCTCTAACACCTGCAAAACTACCTCTAGATATTCCAAAGTAAATATTTTGTCCAAGACCTATTGGTTTTACACCATCATCAATTTCGTATTCAGTAGTTTGATTAATTGAAACTGTTTTAGCTGATAACACTTCTTCAGCATCAAGAGTAAACTGTGATTGATCTGAAAATAAAACAAGCTGTTCATTAAATGGTACAGCATATTTTAAGATAGATACTTTGTTATGACTAACAGCTAAATCAATCATATCATCATCTACAGCAGTTGTTACTGTAGTTGCCCAAAAAGTAAAAAACTTTCCTGCTTTAGAAAAGATTACGTTTTCATCAGATAAAAACCCAAGTCTATTTCTATAAAAGAATATATCATTAATCTTTCTACCAACGAACGTAGGGTCGGGACTTGTAGTCTCGTCCCCTACTGTTCGAGATGCAAATTCGGGTTCCGTATATGAAGTAGCACTAACCGTGTAAGATGAACCGTCTGCTTTGCAAAACCTAAAATTTCCGTCTGCCGTTCTTATCAACAAATGTGGCATTGTTGATGTATCAAATGAATTATCTAAACCATCTTTAACAGTTTCAACCCAAGCAGTTCCGTCCCATTGTACGAAGTAGTTATCAAATTCAGTACCACCATCTCCTACAATCTCAACAACAAATCCAGTATAACCTTTATATGGTAAGTCAGCAAACGAGTTAGTCTTATCCTTCACTAAAATTAAACCATCACCACCAAGTCCGTCTGATACTTCAGCAGTAAAAGTTCCTGAATTTTTCTTTACATATATAATAGAGCCATCTCTAACAATAGTGTATCCTGATAAATTAGAATTTAAATCGTTTGTTAACTCGGTAGCTATATTATCTGTAGTAATTGATGACGCATTACTAGAGCTAGAATTATCTAAAGTTTGAAAACTAGCAACGTTTGAACCATCAATATCAATTTCATAAGTAGTTTTGTATTGACCATTTTTTACATAAAATATTGCTTCATCAGGTCTAGCTGTAGATAACGAACCTGATTTTGCAACTGTTTTAGTTTTGTTAACAATAAATGTGTAATCAGCAACAGTTACTAAATTAAAATCTTGTTGTGGATTTGTAGACGTTAAATAAGTTAATCCATCAGGAGTAACTACACTTTTATTATTACCTGCTAAATCATAAACTTTTATAGACTGATTATTTACAAGAACAGCATATTGTTCGTTGCTGTCTCTATTTATAATATGTACTTTACTATTTGTTAACGTATCAGTATTTAATTTTGCAATATGTTCAGTAGGAGGTCGTTTACCTAGACCAGTAATAATATCAGAAAGACCATTCTCTTGTATTGTTGCTTGATTTGGTAACTTTACTGTATCTGGTTGTTGGGACACCCCATTCAATAAATTTGGAATTGAATTTGAAATTAATCTTGCACTCATTATTCATCGCTAATTGTAGTTTTCGCAGGTTGAAAATTATCTCTGTCAATAACTCTGTATGTACTATAGTTATCAAAGATACTATGATCTCTAGTATCTCCTTCGTGTTCTTTTAATGCAGATAAAGCTGAAAGCTCATCAACTTGATGAAATGCGTGTAAAGTTTCTGATGCTAACATTCTATCTTGAAATATTCTAGCGGCTCTTATTGTAATATATCTTCTAGCCGTTTCTGGTAATTCTGTAAATTCTAAAAACCAAGTTATGTTAACTCTAATATCTTTAGTAATAGTATAAGTATGATTTTCTCTATCCCAAAGTTTTCTATTTCTTTCAACTAAATCTAAATCTGCATCTTTATTAGAGTTATCTACTCTTAAACAATTTGAAGGTAAGACAATTTGATCAGATGAATTTTTAGCAAGTAAATAATTAGTATCAGTATTAAAATGCCACCCAACACTTTGTACTTCTCTTGATACATTATCTAATATTTGTATTGCAATAGAAACATCAGTTGTTGTTGAAGATGTAATTGTGTTAACTGGGCTTTCCCCAATCGCAGTAAGCATTACATTTATTGCTTCTAATTTAGTTGTAACTGTAGTTGTCATAATAAATTCTATTTAGTGAGAGGCGACCGAAGCCGCCTCCCAAGTGTAAACCAAACGTAATAAATTACGCAGATTTAATTTCAATCGAACAGATTGGATTTAGAGGTGCGTGACCCATAGCATATTTAGCTACCATTAACGTACCTTGTCTTTGGATTTGGTATTCCATCTCTGTAGACAAGTCCATTAATTTAACTGTTCCAACTGCATTTTTCTGCCAAACACAACCAACTGTGTTAGAAAAGTCACCTGCAAAGTTTGTAGATGAACCTTGACCAACGCCAGAGTTAATGTTTGTAGATGGTAAGTTGTTTGTAGGTACAATGTTAATACCTGCAACTTTTAATACTTTACCATCAGAGTAAGAACCTGATCCGCCCCAATCTCTGTTAATAACAGTAGTCGCTTGGATTAGATTGTAATATACCGCAGGAGAGACAGCACAATATCTGTCTTCCGCAGGCACATCAGCCGCATCTAATTTTTCAGCCGCACTAAAAATAGTAGCCGCCGCAGAAGCCGCATTAGTTGCGAAGTCAGCGTCAGTAAGTTGCGATCCCGCCGCTTGTGGCGAAAGTGCAGATGCTCTACTGTTTAAGATTAAGTTTTGATAAACGTGCTTGTCCATCTGATTTGCAAGAGCTCTACCAAGTTCTTTTGAGTAGATTGATCTCACATCATAGTGGGACATAGCCTCATCTATTTTTGCGATAAATACTGGAGCAATCAATAAGTTCTCAATAGAGATTGTTCTCTCATTGTGAGTTATTGAACCACCAGTAATTTCGTTTCCTGCTGTGTGGTATGAAGCAGTTGCTTTACCAACGATAGGAAACTGTGCACTTTTTCCGTTAGAGATTGTTCTAACCAAGTGCTTATCTAGTGTCGAGTTTGCTGTTTCAAACGCAGTAATAACTTCTCCGCTAAAAATTTTCAGAAAAGAAGCTGTTGTACTACCTTGACCAGCATTCTGACCTATATTTGATACAGTATAATTTGACATTATATTTATATCTCCTTGTGTTTATAGGTTGTTGCTAATAAAGCATAGTAATTTCAGTTTCAGAATTATCCGTCCTCAAACGGGTTAAGTCTTACTCTTACGTGCTATTCTAGGACAGCAATTTATCCACAGAATTTTGTTAAATAACTTTTGATCTTGAAACTTTGTCTGCAACCATTTTTCTAAATGCACTATCTGTTGCATATCTAGGGTCAGCCATATCAGCTTTCATTTGACCAATACTTTCGTATGCTGATCCAGATTGTTGTGCGTTAGTTCCTGTTGCTAAAGTTGGTTCTTTAGTTTCAGATTGAAAACGAGCATACATACCTTTTATAGTAAATAATGCTGTTTCATTATCTTGACCAATGCTATCGTTAAATTGTTGTATTTCACTTTCAGGTAAATTTTCAGTTACCCAATCAGTCATTCTTTTATAGTTTTCTTCACCACCTGTGCTATCAAAAGCTTGTTGTTCAAACTTTTGTGCAACAGCATCTAAACCCGCAAGATAATTGTCTATGTAAGATTTAGGTAATCCTGCTTTTTCAAGAGATTGAATTGTGTTTTCACTTAACTCACCATTTTCTTCAAACTCTTTTTCAGCAGAAGAAAAATCAAAGTTAACAGGTTTATCTGCTTCTAATTTAGTTTCTTCTTTTGGTGCTTCAGATTGTTTTCTTTCCAACTCCTGATAAGATTTAATTAAATCTTCTTGGCTTTTAAATTTACCAAGTATTAATTCTTCTTTAACAGGTTCAGTAGTTGGAGCTGTTTCAGTAGTTGCAACGTTATTTGCATCATCAGCTTTCTTTATCATTTGTTCTTGGTACTCTTGCGTTTCTTTTACTTCTTCCGCAGGTACTTCTACTTTCTCAACCATTAGTTCTCCTTATTATTTTTTGTTCTTTGGTCTTTAAAACTATCCCTGACTATACCCATACCTTCTTTTACAACGGCAGGGGAATTTTGTTGCATCATCATTTGTTCTTGCATAGCTTGTTGTTCAGCTTGGATTTGTTCAGGAGATTTTATTAAACCTTCCATTTCAACTCCAAGTGAAGTACCAACTCTTTTTACATATTCATCTAAATTTAAGTATGTCATTAGTTGTTCTGCAAAAGGTTGTAGTTGGTTAACAAATGTATTTAATCTTTGTAAATCACTTGATCTACCTAAAGCTTCTAGTCCTGTTACAATTTTAGGACGTATGCTATCTTTAGGTAAATTAGGTAATGCTTTCTTTCTTTCCATTTGAAACATCAATCTGTTTATCAATGGAAGTTGTAACTCTTGTGATAATAAAGAATAAAGACCACCTAAACTATCGTCTAATTCTTTTGATACATAATTTATTTCTGTTGCTGTAACTCTGTCATTATTTCTTTGCACAGATGTATTTAACATAAATGCAAATTGTAATCTTTCTTCAATTAATCTCATTGTTTGAAATGCAACATTAAAATCAGAAAACTTATTAACTTGTAATGTAGTAACATCATTAGCATCTCCCTCACGAATTGCTCCATTAGGACTTTCAGATAAAGTTTTTAAACGAGTTGATCCATTTGGTTTTACTAAAAATAAAACTTTACTTGATGCCGCTGATCCTTCAACAACAGCTCTATATAAAGCTTCAAGACTACGAAGATCACCAATATATTCTTCTATAAATCCTCTACCATAATCAGCATTATCAATAGAAGTATAACGTAATGGTATAAATGCGTTTTTATCTATAGGATAAGTTCCTACAGATGAAGGTATAATTTTTTCGTATAACTCTTGATGTACTTCCCATTTTTTTCCGTTAGCTGATCTTTTAACACAAGTATAAATTTCACAAGTGTCATCATAACCATCTTTAGTTTTATCACCTTCAATTAATAACTTTTGTTCTTCTGTTAAAGAAGATGGTGCAACCATATCTTTTGTAATAATTTCTAATACATTACCTATTCCATCTCTTTTAATTACATATCTATCTAAATGATAAACTTTCATTTTAAGATCAGGTGTAATGTATAATAAAACATTACCTGCAATAATAAGATGTTTGATTGCTTCAAATAAAGCATTTCTAAAATTGTTAACTTCCATTTCACTCATAACAACTCGTTCAATAGAAGCCATAGCTTTTTCAAACTCGCCTTTCATATCATCTCGACCTGAAAGTTCTGACAAAGTAAACTCGTCAAGTGTTAGTCTAAAGAAAGGTTGATTGGGTGGAAGTAAAGCTAGAAGTAGCTTTGATGAAAGGTTATTAGTACCTCTAGCACCAATACCTTGATATGGAGTATGTAATGTTGTGTGTTTACTATGATACTCACGAGGCATAATAGATGGGATCGTAAATTCTGCACTATCTCGTGCTCTATCTAAAAATGGGTCTCTTATAGCTTCAAGAGTGTTATATCTCGATTTAGCTGTTGTATATTTTGCCATATTTTTTATCTATTAAGGTACGTTTGCACCACTTTGACTTGAAGTTCCACCTACCTGTAAAGGTATTCTTAATGCCTGCTTACCTCGTTTCCTCGAATAACTAACTCGGCTAGACGTTTTAGTTTGTGGGGCTTTTGGAGCCTTTTCTCTTAAACGAGTTGACGAAGCGTTAACTTCCGTAGCTGGAGGTGCTGGGGGAGCTGGAGGTGGTGGTGGTGGCTTGGGTCTAGAAAATCCACACATATTATTTTATATCTCCTATTATTGTTTCATTTAATAAATTGTTTTCTTTATCATTTAATATCTTTTTTAAATGTGATACGACACTTGATTGTCCTGCTTTAAACCACACTTTTCTTTCATTATCGTTAAGATCGGGCGATTTATCAGGGAATTGCTTTTCTAAATAATCAATTAATTCTTGTGAAATCATAGTTATATCCAAGAGAGCAACTATTTAGGCTGTATTTTAAGGGGGATTGGTACTACTTTTAGTACGTTTTTGGTAGGAATGACCATAGTGTTACCACCTTCTGCGATAACATATTTGCCATTTTTTTCATCGGTTGTGAAATCAGATGCTAAAATAAAAGCGTCTTCAGTTTTATTAATTAAGAAACCAACACTTATACATATTGTTGGTAGCATCTGTTCTATTGTGGAAAGTTCGTTCCAACTACTATCGGAGTTTGCATCTTCCCAAAGTACAAAAACAAACTTATACTTCGGGGGGTTTTGACTGATCCATTGTAGGATTTTCTTTAGGAGTTTCTTCATTATTTTTGGTTACCTCATTTTCAAATGTTTTATCAACACTTGGGTTAGTAGTATCTTCTTGTTTTTTTTCTGTTTCAGGTAAAGGGTCTAAAGGTAATTCTTCTAAAGTTGACCTTGTTGTATTTTGACCAACTATTGTATAAGTAGCTTTTACAGTAGGTGGAAACGTTTTATCTGTGTCAGGAGTTCTAGCATAAAACTCATCTTCATATAAAATATCAACATTTAACCAAGTTCTTTTTTTCCATCTTTTTACGTGTGCATTACTCATAATCTCTCTCTTTTATCATTTCTAAATAATGAATTGCTTTATCTATATCTTTTGCTTTACCTTTTTTCTTATGACGACAAATATATTTTATAGCATTACCCTCTGCAAATGGTAAATTATTTTCATTAATAAAATGTGCAGGTTGGATTTTCATAGATTTATAATGGTCACCATCAACTTGTTTTTCTAAAGTATCATACGAAGTAGATTTAAACATATCTTTATTTGTCATTACCACTCCATAATATAGGTTGTTTCTTTTTAAAATCATAGTCTGTATTTCTTAAAATACGAGCTAACCGAGCTTGTGTTAAAGCATCATCTTCTGTTAAACCTTGCTCTTTAAAACAATCTTTAACGACTTTCCACAAGTTCTTTTTTCTAGTTAATGTTTTTTTAGTTTTAACGTCTCCGTAGGTAGGTGCACCTTTGTAATTATCCGTGCTATCTCCTACAAGACATTGATAATAAAAATTATAATCAGCTTGTTTTTTAGTAATGCCATAAAACTCTTTTAGTGTAGGATTATAATGTAATCCTGCAATTTGATTTAAGTCTTTATCAATACTACAAATAATTTTATTACCTTTAATTATTGATGAAGTAGCTAATATACCAAGTATATCATCAGCTTCTAATCTAGGTCTAATAAAACCATTATAATTTTTATAGATATAATCTCTACAATATTGTAAAGTTAAAGGTTTTCTTTGTTTTGTTCTATTTAATTTATAATCAGGATAAAGTTCTTTTCTAAAATTATCTTTATCACTAAATGCAGAAATAATTTCTTTGCATTGTGTATCTTGTTTTAGTGTATTAAAATAATCTTTTATTCTTCTTGTGCAATCTAGTTCATCACTATGTAATGTCCATATTGCAAACTCGTCTTCTTGATCGCCCCATCGTATCGGTTCTTCTGAAGCAAATGATACTTGATAAGCTACTACGTCAGCATCTACTAATAGTGTACTCATTATCCGTTTCCTTTTGGTTTTATAGTGTTTAAGTTTACGTGAATTACGTTGCCATCACGATTTTTAATTTTCTTTCTAAAATCTGCTTCATCAAATTCTTTTTCTTGACTCTCTATTATAGGTAATAAACCTAAATATGCTCCGTGCTGTTCTATAGTTTTTAAAAATCCAGACAATATAGAACCAACTTGCACAGCAGGACTATTCATCATATCTTCAGGTTTTTCATTATCTCCGTATTTTTCGAATATGCTGTACTCAATCTTATCTCGTTCTTCTCTGTCGTGAAGCACTATAATAACTTGCATTTTATATCCTTTAGTTTTGCCCACCAAGCATCTGCAATCTTATACAAATCCGTAGGGCTTTTTGTGTTTCCTTTTTTAGCATTACAAGAATGACAAATGATCCATATATTATCTCTCTCATAACCTTTTGTTGCGTCTAATCTATCTACTGATGGAGAATTATTTTGTTTACCTTGTGGTACTAATACAGTTCCACAACAAGGACAATGACTTGGTGTTAATAAAATTAACTCGTCTATTGTTAAACCACAATCGTGACCTTGACGTTTTCTTTGATTACATAAACAATTTGAAGCCCACTTTCTCCATTTTAAATTAGTGGGTTTCAGCCCAATTTTTACCGACACGGTATTCTGCTCCTAATGGTACTCGTAATTTAAAGTGTTCTCCTGCTTCTTTTATACTTTCAACAGCTAACTTACCAACTTCATCGGCTATATTTGGTTTTGCTTCTATTTGAAATTCATCGTGTATGTTTGCAATTACAAAAGCATCTTTGTCTTTTAATTTATCCCACAATATAGTTAATGCTTTTTTCATAATTATTGCCCCACAACTTTGGATCAAAGCATTTAAACTCGAATGGGCACTTCTTATTGTAAGTATTCTTTTGTCTATAGCTTTGATATATCCGTTGTCTTCTATCTTACAATATATATCTTCTTTTATTTCTTGTAAGAAAGGTAATACTTTATAAAATTTATCTAATACGTTTTTAGCTTCGGTCATAGAACAATCTAATATTTCCATAACTCTCCGTGCACTTGCTCCATACAAAACTGCATAGAGAATTGTCTTTGCAAGGTTTCTATTATTTAAACCTAAATTCTTTTGATTGTAGGTATGTATGTCACCATTTAAAATTAAATCTACATACTCTTTACCACCTGTATAATTATAAATGTAGTGTGCGAGACATCGAGCCTCCAAACCTGACGCATCGCACCCTACAAGTACATAACCTAAAGAGGGAGTAAAAAGCTCACGGCATTCTTTACCGTAAGGCGAATGTGTACTAGGTACTTGTTGCAAATTAGGTGACCTACTACTCATTCTACCTGTTGTTATGTTCGTTATATAATTAGTATGCACTCGTCCATTTCGGACAACTTTTAACCAAGCGTTTTTACCATCGCTTAACATACCTAATCTTTTTTCAATTAATAAATATTCGTTAAGTTCTTTTGCTTCGGGATAATCTAAATGTCCTAAAGTTTCTTCATCAACTATTGGTAATCCTGTTTCAGAAAACTTTTTAGGTTTCCAATTTCTTAATTCCATAAGTCTATTAGATATGTGTTGACGACTAGAAGGATTAAACTTCATTGTTTTAGACTTTCTAACAGCTACACCTTTTTTGTATCCTAATTTTTTATTATTAACTTTTGGTACAAACTCTCCTAAATCAACTTGCCA